AACATGGCTACAACTACTTTTTCTGGTCCTATTAAGGCCGGAACTATCAAAAACACCACGGGCACAGACCTTGGAACCAATATTGCAAATGTTGGTCAGGTTGTCATGGCTCAGACTTTTTCAGCAGACCTTTCTGGTGGCGCACTTGCCGCACAAGTAACAGATGTTGTTATCCCTGCAAACTCTCAGATTATTGACTGTGTGATTGACATTATTACAGCAGCAAGTGGCACAACCAACCTTAGTATCGGTGATACTGTAGGTGGTGCAGCTACAATTCTGAACACTTTTGCATCTGGAACAGACGCTGGACGTAAGTACCCAACAACACAAGCTGGTGCTGCTCTAGCTTGGCAGGACACTGGAACAGCGGACATTCGTTTAACTGTTACAGCTTCTGCCGCAACAAACGCGGGCCTAGTTCGTTTTACAATTTTGTATCAGCAGAATAATAATCTAGCTTAATAGGAGGCAACGATGGCAGGTTCTGACGTTAGAACAAAACGTATAACAGCCACGGGGTCAATGGGCGTTGGTCCTGTTCGTATTCGTCAGATGCAAGTTTTGACTACTACGGGAACTCCGCGTTTAACCATAACTAATGGTAGCGGTGGAGCGGTTGCAATAGATTTAGACTTTAAAGCTTCTGACATACACTCAGTAAATATACCTGCGGAGGGGGTACGAGTAGATGATGTTTTCGTAACAGCTTTTACTGCTATCACCGCAGTTACTGTATTCTTTAACTGAGCCGTAATATGGCAGAGCGTAAAAAAGATAATATGCCTGCTCGTAACAAAAAAAATTTCCGCTCCACTAAGTCAGGGGCGGGAATGACTAAGGCGGGTGTTGCCGCGTACAGAAGAAAAAACCCCGGATCTAAATTAAAAACTGCGGTTACGGGAAAAGTAAAAAAAGGTTCAAAAGACGCGAAGCGTAGGAAATCTTTCTGTGCTAGAAGTGCCGGTCAAATGAAGAAGTTTCCAAAAGCTGCAAAAGATCCAAATTCTCGTTTAAGACAAGCTAGGAAAAGATGGAAGTGTTGACATGAAAGCTGATGATGTACTTAAATTGTTAGAAAAACACGAAGAAGAATGCAATCGTCGTTATGATCATATTCAAAAACAGTTGGATAAATTAGATATGCGCTTGTGGGGCATAGCCGCTTTAATAATTGCTACCGCTATTGCTAATAGGTTTATATAATGGCTTATTCTAGGAAATCTAAAAATGCGTCATCAAAATCAAAAGGCAGCAAGATTTGTCCGGAGGGCAAGGCTTGGGCCAAACGCACCTTTGACACTTACCCGTCAGCGTACGCAAACTTGGCTGCCTCAAAATACTGTAAAGACCCAAACTACGCCAAGAAGTCAAAAGGTGGTAAGCGAAAGGGCAAGTAATGGGGGAACTTAAAAAATGGTTAGACCAAGATTGGGTGAGGATTGGAACTGATGGCTCTATCAAAGGTCCGTGTGGAACTTCAAAAAATAAAAAGAGGCCTGATCGTTGTCTTCCAAGGTCCAAAGCTAATAGTCTTAGCAAATCTGAAAGAGCTAAAACTGCTCGTAAAAAGAAACGTGAGGGCAGCAAAGGCAAAACTGTTGTCTCTAATACTAAGGCGGCAAAAGTAAGAAAGATGGAGTCTGGGGGTTCTGTGGGGTATGAAACCAAAGCTAAACGCCCTTTCAGGGGTAGCAGTATACCGGGAACGGCTGTAGCACGGGGATGTGGGATGGTTATGAGTAATCGCCGCAAACGAACAACCGGGTCGGTGTCTCAAGCATGAATAACCTGCGCTTTTACATAGATAAAGAACAGGACATTTGCCAAGAGATAATGGCTTGGTCAGACCACACCTTACAAAAACCAAACTCTTTTTATAATAATTTACCACCTTGTCCTTATGCACAAAAAGCATGGCAGGAAAACAAAGTTATAATACTTTTTAAGTATGACAATGACTTTCAAACTTTATACAGCACTATATCTCAATGGGACCCCAACTTTGAATTAGTCATAATTGTAGATATGGCTTTTAACAAAGACCCTGATGATTTTCATGAATATCTAGACAAATTAAATTTATGTATTTCCCAAGGGGTTTTTATAGATGAAGACATTTGGTTGATGGGGTTTCACCCTCACGATGAACCTAATGATTTTATAGATGATAGTTCTTTTATGCATACTGTTGAAGAAGAATATGCAATGATTTTTGTACAACGTCTGTCTCAAGTGCAAGAATCAGCAGACAAGTTGTTAAAAAAAGGCTATTATGATAAATATCTTGAAGAGTACAACGCTCAAGATATTTTTGAAAGACGTCAAACTCTATATAGGAGATTAAAAAATGGCAATGAAACCTCGTAAGATGATGATGAAAAAAGGCGGTGCAGTCAAAAAGATGCGCGGTGGTGGAATGGCGGCAAAGCCTAAGATGATGATGAAAAAAGGTGGCGCAGTTAAAAAGATGCGTGGCGGCGGCATGGTAAAGAAGAAGTAGCATGACTACTTCTGGATCTACTGATTTTGAACTTGCGGTCGATGATTATATCGAAGAGGCTTTTGAGCGTTGCGGTTTGGAAGTACGAACCGGTTATGATTTAAAGACTGCAAAAAGGTCTTTAAACCTTTTGTTTGCTGATTGGGCGAACAGGGGTTTAAATCAGTGGACCATTGCACAAAGGACATTAGCCCTAACACAGGGGACTAATGCTTACAGCTTAGGCACCGACGTCATTGATGTTTTGTCTGTGGTGGCTAGAAGAGATAGTGTAGATTACAGTCTACAACGAGTCAGTCGGGACGACTTCTTAAATATCCCCACTAAATCAACACAGGGCCGCCCTAGTCAATTTTTTTTAGATAGACAAGTAACGCCTTCTTTAAAAATGTACCCCACCCCTGAAAATAGCACTGATACCATAGTGTATAATGCGCTAACTAGGATAGAGGATGCCGACACGATGACTAATACCGTGGAAGTTCCTTTTCGTTTTTACCCTTGTTTAGCCGCGGGATTAGCTTATTACATTGCTATTAAACGTGCCCCTGACCGGGTGCAACTTTTAAAAGCTGTTTATGAGGAAGAGTTTGACAGGGCTCGTACCGAAGATAGGGACAGATCCTCTTTTAATGTAACTCCGCAGTATCAATACTTACGGGTGAACTAATGCCTAGATACGCCTCTGGTAGAAAAGCTTATTTTATTTCAGACCGTTCGGGATTCAGGTTTCCTTACAGAGAAATGCGTAAGGAATGGAACGGTTCAGTTGTTGCTGCGGAAGAGTTTGAGCGTAAACAACCTCAACTAGGCCCTTTCCGAAAAGTTTCAGATGCTCAGGCTTTGAAAGATGCCCGGCCAGATGTAGGTACAGAAAACGTACAAACTTTTTCTGTTATTACTACAAACGGTGTTATATACTTAGGAAATGGTAACTGGGGAACCTCTGGTGTTTCACAGATGCCTTCCAAGATAGAGGATACTTCAACACTTTTGGGTAGTGTTGGACAGGTTACGGTGGCTATAACATGAGTTTTACATTTACAACTTTGAAGCAAGCTATCCAAGATTGGACGGAAAACGACGAGACAACTTTCGTTAATAATCTTAATTTTTTTATTAAAAACACAGAAGAACGCATTTTAAAACTTGTTGATTTAGATTTTTTTAGAAAAAACGTCTCTGGTTCAACCTCTAATGCTAATCAGTTTTTGGCAATGCCCGCTGATTATCTTGCATCTTTTTCTTTATCTATTACAAATGGAAGTAACAAAGAGTTTTTGTTATTAAAAGATGTTAATTTTATTCAGTCGTATAATCCCAATCCAGCTACCACGGGAACCCCAAAGTATTATGCTCCTTTTGATGTGAGTAATTTTATATTGGCTCCAACCCCAGACGCAAACTATGCCTCTGAGCTACATTATTATTATCGGCCTCAGTCAATTACTACTACCAGCGATGGAACTTCTTGGCTTGGCACGAATGCGCCAGATACATTGCTTTATGGATGCTTGGTTGAAGCCTACACCT